GTTTACCTAACTAAGGTATACCAGACAGCGGTTTCCCACCGCTGCCAGCTAACTTCGGTAGTTAGCGACCGCCTCGATGGATCCCAAGAGGGAGCCACCGATGCCTTCGTCGTATATCTATTAACAGTCTGCCTGACTGGAATAGATTCCGACCTGATGTGCCCAGCGAGGAAGGCGATAGATAACCCGTAAGGGTTATAAATCCTCTTCTTCATTGCAAGGGACTCCCAGCCTCTGATTCGTAGCCTACGAGGAAGATTAACCCATTTTCTATAAATAATAGAGTGGGTTCTCTTACTCCATGTAGGTTTCCTTATCAGAGACATAGGAACCTTGATTCCGGCGTCATCATTCTCCCAATACGGAACGAACCGTTTTGGGATAGTCTTAAATAACATAGATGTGCACTCAGATAAGTACACACCCGTTATAGAAGACCAATGATGCATCCGGTTTAGCACAACGGCGCGTTCTTGCGGAGTCGAGAGTGCCTTAACATAGACACCTCGAACAGGAAATCCAAGATGGAAATCCCCCCCACAAGATTCGCGGAACGGCCCTTCACTGAAGGACTTATCAGCATTCACAACGAAGCCGCAGAGTGTAAGAAGGCGAACGACATCACGGTAGAGATGAGACTCTGCCACGATGTCATCGCCGAACACTCCGAAGCCTCGTTTTGAATCGACACGACGGCCATCCCTCTCCAAGGAATGGAAGTCCTGACACGCTGATACGATAGACGCAAACAGGATGGTCTGCAAGGGGAACGTAAAACCGTTACCCATTGTAGAGATCATGTTCATGTCAACTTGCTCTCCGCTAGGAAGTGTACACTTAGGAGACCTTAGGATCTCAAACCACGCCAAAGTATCGCGCGGCAAGAGAGCCCGTAGCATCTTAAGGGACATAGAATCAGACGCAGAAGAAAGATCTACTGTGAAGTAGGTCCCAAACTGCGATCCGAGTCGAGCAAGCTCACGGTTCTTTTCAGGTTGCGTGGATAAGTCAATACCAAAATATGACTTAAGCCGCGCTTCCAGAATCGATGCTAATCCGAGTTGAGCAAACATGTTTAGTGTAGGCTCAACACAGATTACCCGTGAGATATCACGTTGCTTTGGTACGAAGGATAGGCGATTACCTGTAACTATATTCTCGTTACCGTAATGGAGATCGCGGATGAATTCCGCATCACTCCACGTCGGGTGTTGAGAAATATAGTTCGTGTATGCACGATACAGTGACGCGTTGGTATAGGTCAGTTTGGATGAGAACATCTTTGTATAGAAGTCCCCACCCTCAGAACCTATAGAACTCCCTGGTCCAACCCTTCCATGAGCAAAAATTTGCCCAAAGGAGGAAACCAGAGGTTCAGTAGCAGTTCGATGAAAAAACCTGTAGAGGTGTCGTTGAAGACACCCCCAAAGTTCTTCATCTCTTGCTGACTCCAACTTCAGCACCCAATCAGCGCAACTCATATTTACTGAGTTGAACTTATCCAGTGCGGCGAGGTCAGCGGTGGGTACAGTCAGAACTACAAACTTTTTGTAGTAAGACTTTGCCATCGCTAAACATGCCTGCTGGCGGGTGGTGATATCAGGCCAGGGCTCCACCTTCTCACCTTTGCTCAAACGAACAATGATGTCGAGGGGGAGGCTGACCGAAAGGTCACGCAACAGGGCTTGGTAAAGAGCGTCGGGATTGAACTCCACTACATTCTCCCAATAGGTTGCAAACGATCTATGGCTACCTTACGGTAGTTGAAGCCAAAGTCTCCAGGTGCATTGCACCTGTAGACAAGGCAGGACCGACCATCTGTAAGGGATTAATTCCCAGGATGATCAGAACCCATAGAAACCACGGATTCTTCAGAAGTCTCTTCTGAAGATCTTCAGGGGTTTTCATATGAAAGCTCCTAAATCAGGATACTCTGGTTAGAGTACGCCTGTATACGTGGTCACGCTAATACCGGAACTCTGATCACTCAGAGCGCCGATATGGCATGAGAGAGCAGCCTTAACGTTATTAACGTCGTACACTTCCGCACCTGCCGGCACCTCTATAGTAGTGGTGATAAGGCAGAGACGTGGGGTGTTCAACGTATCAAGGACCACACCCTTACGGGTAATGACCTTGTAAACGTTCATGGGAGCCTGCATCGTTCGACCCAGAGAATCGACAACCTTCTGCTTAAGAACAGAAGGCTTGAAGAAACTCAGGGTAAAAGGAGATGCAGCACTCGTCGTGGTAACACTAGTCTGCGTACCACCAAGAGCGGTGATAGCATACTGTTTACCATTCGGAGTGGGCGGAGTATCCACGGAGAGCGTATACGTTGGAGACGTAAGGCCCGCCACGGTAGCCCCCGTAAGGGGGGTAGTAGGGTTGAAAGCCATTGGCATTTCGTCCTTAGGGTAGAGGTTAAGTTAAAAAGGAATCATCTTCGCGTGAGTTCGACCCAATGCAGCCATGTTTATCCATTGTAAGGATAAACCCGGGATCCTAAACCGTAAATTCGGTATAGGGACGGAGGTTACAACGGTTCGATCAAACTTGGAGATTTCATCCTCATACTCACCAGGGTCAAATGACGCACTCGATCCAAGAGAGGCTCCCCCATGGGTGGAAGTGTTAACAGGCTCAAGTGCCCGCGAAATTGCGGACACACGCTGTGTTCTAACACCCCACCCAAGAGAGATATCTCGAAGAGCGAATGAGTCGATTACCTTACCAACGTTGGTGAAGTAATCGACAAGGAATGAATACGGAATCAGTTCCCAGATTGTGGGCAAGAAATTCGAGGGTGCAAACCCCCAATTCTCAAGCTCATTTTCATAGGTTGTCTGACGCCTATTCACTATGGCCCCTTTGTACCGAACGGAAGTACTAGTAAGCAAATGGTCAACCCAGGAAATCCTGAGAGGACCGTTACTCGTAGTATGACTCTGCTTGACCTCGTCGCTCTTAATCTCACCGTAACCGGACACAACTAAATGTGAACGGTCGTGGCGATTTTTAGAGTTGACAAGAGCATGAGCAGCGTCACGGACATCATTGAATAATGGTGCCCAACCGAACGAATACTCAAGCCACGTATTCGCAACAAAGGCATTTCTCTTTCGGGTTGTCTTACCAGCCTTATTGCGCCCTTTACGGAGCGCTTTAAGGTAGGCGAATAACCCGTCGTGAAGTGCCTTGGCTGGATTCCTTATCATATGGAGAGTCTCCGCAAGTTCACCCAGAGCAGTCAACCCTTGAAGAGTTGTCTGCGCCGAACGAACTTGTGAATAGAACTTCTCCCTGGCAAGGGTTTCGGCTTCGGCGTAAGGAGGAGCGGCAGGCAAAGGCCACGATGTTGTAAACATCAATCGGCCCCGCATGTCGTAGTAGCGAAATGACTCAGTAGGGTGAAAGACCTGACCAGTATCGTACTGGAGGGTCATAAACCCCGGTCGATGACGTATAGTGCGTTTGGTCCCACTCGCAGGAGTGGTAGCATTCGCAATAACGGCAATACGACGCTTATATCCAGGTAAACTAATCCCATCAAATGTGTCAGTCCAAGATTCATCGTCCCACTGGTAACTGGTGTTAGCAGGACCAGTGCCGACGATGCTTGTCCTGACAGTCTGAAGGTTAGAAAACCTGTGTATAGTTTTAGTAGTCATTAAGCTCACTCCTTCTAGGCTAAAGAGGCCTTTAGGGCCTCGGGGTCAGTGCTGTCAGAGCGACAGCT